GCTATTGCTCGTCTGATTAACGATGAATGGTGGATTAACCAGTTTAAGGCGCAGCGTATGCGCTGGCACGAGGCATTGCTGATTGCAGCCGGTGAGGTAAATAAAGACCGTTCTCCATACGCCAGCAAAACGGCGATCCGCTACGTTCATTATCGCCGCCTGGCTAATCTCGAATACCTCAAATCATGCGAACTGGAAAACAAAGTAACCGGCGAACGCATCGATCTCATCAGCAAAGTCATGGGCAGTATTTCAAACCCCGAAATTCGTCGTATGGAACTGATGAACACTATCGCCGGGATTGAGCGCTACGCGGCCGGTCAGGGTGACGTCGGTATGTTTATCACTATCACCACGCCATCGAAGTATCACCCGACACGTCAGGTCGGAAAGGGCGATAAAAAAACGGTGCAACTCAATCATGGATGGAATGAAGCCGCCTTTACGCCTAAGGATGGACAGCGGTATTTGTGCCGTATCTGGAGTCTGATGCGCACAGCTTTTAAAGATAACGATCTGCAGATCTACGGGATGCGCGTTGTTGAGCCGCATCATGACGGGACACCACACTGGCACATGATGCTTTTTTGCAAACCTGAGCAGCGCAAACACATCACCGAAATCATGCGCCGTTATGCCTTGAAAGAGGATGGTGATGAAAAGGGCGCTGCAGCACAGCGGTTTGAAGCGAAGCATCTCAATCAAGGTGGCGCAGCCGGTTACATTGCAAAGTACATTGCGAAGAATATCGATGGTTACGCGCTCGATGGTCAGGTCGATCACGACACCGGCAAGCCTCTCGCCGATACAGCCGCAGCTGTAACCGCTTGGGCGTCAACGTGGCGCATCCCGCAATTCAAATCTATTGGTCTGCCAACGATGGGCGCTTATCGCGAGCTGCGCAAACTACCTCGTGGGGAGAGCATTGCTGATGAATTTGATGAGCGCGTCGAAGCGGCTAGAGCTGCAGCTGATGAAGGTGAATTTGACCTTTATATCGCCGCGCAGGGTGGGGCGAATGTTCCACGTGATAGTCAGACCGTCCGTGTAGCTCGTAACGTGACTGACGAGGTCAACGCCTACGAAGAGGATATAGAGAGAGTCGTGGGCATCTACGCCCCGCACTTGGGCTCTGAGCTGGTACATGTGACCCGGACAGCCGAATGGCGCATCGTTCCAAAGCTTTTGGCCGTTGAGCCTTTGACTTTAAAAAGCGGCATTGCCGCGCCTCGGAGTCCTGTCAATAACTGTGGAAAGCTCACCAGCGGTGACGATCCAGTTATGACACCCACGCCGTCTGAGCAAGCTGCAGCGGTGCTAAATACCAATAATTTTGAAGGTAATCAGTAACCCCCAAACTTCATAATGGGAAAGAAGAGTTTGAACAGGATGCTGGTAGGATGATTGTAAGTGAAAAGATTTAGGTCGACAAAATCGCATTGATTTGTGCTGTTGGAGCAAAGATTACTTTTAAGAGATGATTCAACTTGGTCAAATGTTGCAGCGTTAGTTAGCTCTAATGTCCTGCTATCACCATGAAAGATGGTTTAGATGTTCATTGTGACTATTTTTCTATTAATATCAATGATCTGATATGTTTTTGATTGGGTTGTGGTTGATTTGAAACGCAACGAGGACTTTAGCAAGCTGCACAACTAATGGTAGAATGAACGATCATTAGTTGAATCTTTAGCATGGTTATCTGAATATGAATGTAGTTGATTTATTCTCTGGCGTTGGCGGTTTAAGTTTAGGGGCGGCGCGTGCAGGCTTTGACTTGTCTGGAGCAGTTGAGATAGATAAACATGCTATTTTTTCACATGAGTTAAATTTTCCCAAATCAACACATTTACAACGTGATGTTAGCTCGCTTACGGCAAATGATATTTTGTCGGCATGTGGCGTAAACAATATTGATTGTGTTGTAGGCGGTCCACCTTGCCAAGGTTTCAGTACTATGGGAAAAGGGAACGCTGATGATGTAAGAAATGAATTATATATACATTTTTTTAGATTAGTAAGCGAACTTTCACCAATTTGTTTTTTGGCTGAAAATGTTCCAGGAATCATGAATGAAAAATACAATGGTGTAAGAGAGGAAGCCTTTTCCTTAGTTAATAATGACTACTGTTTGTTACATCCAATCAAAGTTAATGCATCAAACTACGGTGCTCCAACAACGAGAACTCGTATATTTTTCATTGGTTTCAGAAAAGATTTAGTTTATCAATTAAAAGAGTCTGATTTCTTTCCCAAAAAAACAATGGAGCCGACTCTTGTCAAAGACGCACTTTATGGGCTTCCATCCACTATTGAAAAAGAATGGCAGACTGAGGAGCAGGGTTGGCGTTCTGTTAAAATGGACAGAAATGGTTACTATTATGAAAGGCTCTGGGGCAATATCCCAAATAACGTAGGTGATGTTGAGTCGATTGATAATCTAAAAAAAGGGTTAGTTTCTGGATTTCTTGGTACAGTTCATAATGATGAAATAATTAAAAGATATGGTCAACTTTCATTTGGTGAAACTGATAAAATTTCGAGATCTCAGCGCCTCAATCCCGATGGCTTTTGCCCAACCTTAAGAGCAGGTACAGGAAGCGACAAAGGTAGTTATCAAGCGGTGAGACCGATTCACCCGACAGATTCTAGAGTGATAACTCCGCGTGAAGCTGCGCGACTGCAAGGATTTCCTGATTGGTTCCGGTTCCATCCAACTAAATGGCATAGTTTTAGGCAGATAGGCAATAGCGTTAGCCCCATTGTCGCTGAGGCTATGCTATTGCCTTTATATGATTATTGTGTGAAGGTTAAAAATGAACCTTTGAATACCATGGAACGACCTTATAGTATTCGATAAAGTTACTAAGATCTGTATTGGCTCCAGAAGAATTGGAGCCAATGTAAAAACCTAAGTCTTCATGAATATTATCGACAGATGCTTCAGGCAATAGAGATTCAATGTGAATTCTCTCTTTTAAGGACATGACAGGTACGTTTATATTTTTAGGCTCTCGCCATTCCCCGTCATAAAATGGCCAATTTCTAATCCTTGAACAGTCTATGAATTTAGCCTCTTCTTCATCCGAATTATCAAGAACAATGGCTGTTAAAGTTACCATTTGTTGACCATCTTTATAAACGAAAGATGTTAAAGGATGGATTCTAATATCATTCCTACCTTTCAAACCATGCTCAATAGCTCGTTTCAAAGCATTGACAAGTAGATATGGGTATTTTTTGAATCCAACATCTTCCTCTTTAGCATTGGTTGGTAAAAAGTTTTCAGTCAAAATCTCACTTATCTTGCCATATCTGTATGGTCGAGGATCTCGCTCATTTGGGTCTCTTCCAAGACCTTCCGGATTAGCATTCAAAGTGATCTTAAAAATATCCTTTGGCTTTAGCTTAGTGATTAAGTTAACAGTCTCATTTAGCTGTGAGTTCAACCCTGAAGGCATCGCATAATCTAACCAAATTATTGTTTTATCGTCAAAATTATAACGATTAATAAAATCACCACTCATTTCTGGTGTGATGCCTAAATTTATACAAGAAAGTGGTTTATTGAAATGTTGTCTACGATGTACATTTTCATCCCCTTCGATTGAAATCATGTTATTGACTTTCAATAAGTTGTGAACTTGTTTGAAATCTTCGAGGAATGGACCACCAAATCCAATATAAACATATTCGGATATGTTTGTATAGTTATTAAGCCTTCTTAAGGATTCCATGAACAGATTCCTTTCAATAGCTTTGTTTTGCCTTAAGTGGTATGGAATGCTTCCGCCAGTACTCATTGTTTAGCCTTTTTCAAAAATTCATCGAAACAAAACTGGCCTACTTCAGTTGGTGGCTGCGTGGCATCGTCAAAAATTAGCTCTGAGACTAATTTTATCTCGCTATGTCTACGGCTAAATTTTATTTGGCGTAAAGGGTCTGTATCACGAGGTAGTGGCAATCTAGGTTTAAATACTTGGCCTCCGATTGAGCGTCGAACTGTAGACCATTTCTCTTGTGGTATTGATTTTGTAAAATCAGTCTCAGTGGTTGAAACCATATTGGTAGCGGTGCTAACGATTTGTCTTCTCTCGTCTGCATTACTTTTCCATTTATTCGTAAAGTCGGTGAAGAATTTTAGGCCTTCTCTCATGAAATCCTTGGTCGAAAGGTATAGCTCGGAGTTACCATCAACACCTCTTTTAGTTGTTGTAATTGGTAAGCGTTCTGCATTCGATGATGTGAATATGACAACTCCGGCGATGCCGATGAACTGCGTATGATATTGAGGAAGCCCAGCTTCACCCCAGCCAGTTAGTTTCGATTTATCTGCATGCAATACTACGCGGTCATTACATATAATTGTCCAACCGGCTTTCTCAGTGGTGGAACGTCCAGATAAAAGATTTTCCTCTTCTTCTTCACTTGGCAAGTTGCGGTAAAATCCAACAGCGACTTTTATTGATACGCCGTTTGACTCATTTTTATATACGTAAGGTGCAATGCCGTCAGTATTATCTTTAATCGAGGATTCATCAAAAATCAAATTAGTACTATTAGGCTTAACAGCTGTCCCATTTATTACTACTTCAAACCCTTTCTTTATTATTAGACTATAGTGATTCGCGATAATGTTGATTAGGTCAGCTTCGAAACCACGATCCTTTGTAAGTGAAGCCTTGATGTCTTTTCTCAAATTAATGATATTGATGCTTACACCTGTTTCTTTGAGGTCGACATTGCTTCTCTCTAATTCTAACGCCCAATCGTCATCGTTTTCCATCCATTCGGGGGATATATTAACACTGAATTGTTCATGGTCAGTTTTACTTAATATTCTAGCGGACGTCCCCATCTTGAAAATTGCGCGCTTCATGCCTATCCCATACACCCCGATCGTTGGCAAATCTTCTGCCTCTCTCTCTGAAGGTCTTCCTAGCCTAAAGGCATAATTTTCGGCAAGTTTTCCTGGTATGCCGCCACAGTTATCGGTAATCTTAAAACCGTTTTCGTCAAATTCAATATGAGCATGGTATCCTTTGTAAACATCTGATTTTCCGAATGTTTGCTCGGGGGTGAAGTTGTTTTTTCTTAACACTCCATCTAGACAGTTATCAAGAAGATCCAAAATTGAGTCAGCCAGCTCAATATCTCGGGTTAGCATTTCTACAAAAAAACGTTTGGCTGGGAAAGCTTTGATTTTAACGTTTGGCGATGCCATAAATTTTCCTTTTTTAAGCAACTTCTAAAATTAATAACAGGGGCGTGCAGGACTACAAAATTTTTGCGGATGATTCCGTGAAAACTTGGCAAGTGTGCATCAAAATGCATGCAAAAAAAAGCAAATAGCTCACAATGTTAGACCACATAATTGGTAGCATACCTACTCTGTTGCAATGCATGAAAAAACCGCTATCAAGCGGGCAGGCGTGGCGGGGAAAGCATTGCGCGCCAGATGCGGTGACAGCATTTAATTTCGCGCGCCTCTGAGCGTCCTGATGGCGCTCATAGTGTGACGGTCGATGAAGTTCACGCGTAGTTTTTGCGTTGTGTGTGGGGCGTCTGAGGCATTCTGTGGTGATGCCACCCGGAGGCGGCATTTTTGGCGGGGTTTATTCTGCGAGATTGTAATCTTTAAAGCGGATCACCTCCATTCTGAGCCAGTCGTTAATCTCTTTAAATCTTTCCTGCAGCGGCGTCAGTTCGTTACGCACAAACACCCGCGCCACCTTCTCGACATCCCCCATCGAGCCAATATTCTCGGGCTTGCCGCCCATCAGCTGGAACGGCACGCGGTGCGCATCGAGCAGGTCAGCGGCGCTCACCTTTTTGATATTGAAAAAATCATCCTTCGTGGCGACTTCACTCAGCGGCACGATCTTGATGCCGTCAGGTTTTCCGTTGGGCGCGTAGAAAAACAGATTCTTAAAATTCCCCAGTCCCTTTGAATTACGCATCGCATCACGCAGCGACTCGACGTCGGTGCTGCTTTGCGCCGCGTCGGTCACGTACATGATGTAACCCGCATGCGCGCCGTTCTGGTAATACTTGCGACGAAACAGCGTGGCGGACTCATTCAGCCAGGCGGAATTGAGCGCGCTCAAGTATTCCGGCATCCCGTAGAGCTCCTGATTGATATCAGGCTCAAGCAGGTGAAACACCGAACCGGGGGCGAACTGGTGCGGGTGGGTAAAGCTCGACACGTACCAGTAAACGCCATCCTCGACACCACGGCGGGTGTATTTGGCCGGGGAGGTTTCCAGTTTAAAAAGCTGGCCGGTGACGCTCATTCGCTTCTCAAGATAGCCATTGGCAAAGACCAGATAATCGAGCACAAGGCGGCTAAAATCCTGACGTGACAGCAACGGGTGCGGGATGTAGGTGCTCGTGAGAATGTTACGTTTGACGTAAATCGGCGAGCTGTGGTGTACGGCGGCGCGCAGGCTTTTCGCCAGCCCCGAGAAATTGACCGGCGGCTCGTACCATTTCCCGTTATGAATACATTCGACATAGTCGAGGATGTCACGACGATCCAGTACGGGAGAGGGCTCGCCAAAGGTAAACGCCTCCATCTTTTGCGGTGCGCTGGCGGCCATGGTAGTTGTTTTTTTCTGTCGTTTTTTCATCTTAGTTAATATCCAGAATTGAATTGGAGTGCATCCCGCTCCCGGCGGAAAGCGGTTCGTTTAACAGGGCGTGCATGGTCGCCCACGCAATATCCGCGTGGCTGGCTTCCTCGCTACGGCTGGCTTCATAGGTCGAGCTGCGCCCGCTGCTGGTCATGGTTTTACGAATGGCCATAAACGACTGCGTGATGTCGGTTGCACCGGCGTCGTATTCCAGACACCCGCGTCGGATGGTGTCTTTTGCTTTCAGCACCATCGCGGTCTTCATTTCAGGCGTGTAGCGGATGGCGCGCGCCGCCGGGAAGAATGAACGCACGAGCTGGTAAACACCCTGGCCGATGCCGGTCGCATCGATGCCGATATAGTCGACGGTGTATTTTTCAGTGAGTGAACGAATGGCCTCGGCCTGCGCCGCAAAGTCCATGCCTTTCCACTGGTGACGCTCAAGGATGCGGAACTTGCCACCGGCGACCAGTGGCGGAGCCAGTACCGCACAGCCTGCGCTGTCGCCGGTGTGTGACGGGTCATATCCAATCCATACCGGGCGCCAGTTAAACGGACGGTCGGCATATTGTTCAAAGTCTTCCCATTCTTCCATCGCATCGACCATGCAGCGCTGCAGCTCCTCGAACGGGAACACCGACGCCTTGTCGTCGACGAACTCGCACATGAACAGATTGCGGAAATCGTCGGCGCTGTTTTCCTGTTTCAGCTGATCCAGATTGAACAGGGTGCAGCCCCCGGCGAGTGCGTCCTCGATGGTGACAATCTGTCGCCACTGACCATCCGGGCACAGCACGCCACCGGCGAGCGCCTGGTGGCTGATATCGATGTCCACACGTTCGTCGCGGCTGCTGCGCCCCCGGTTAAACAGATCGCCAGACCAGAACGGATAAGCGCCGTGCGCCAGCGTTGAGGGTGTTGAAAAATAGGTGGTGCGCAGGTGCGATTGTGACGCCATCCCTGATGCCACTTTGCGCAGCCGATGAAAGTTAGGTATCCAGAAAATTTCATCGACATACAGGTCGCCGTTGTGACTCTGCGCGGTGTTGGAGTTGGTGCCGAGGAAAATCAGCTCTGCGCCGTTGTTACCGATGACAATCGGGTCGCCTGACAGGTCGACGTCGACCAGCCGCGCAAAGGCGATGATGTACTTACGGAACACATAGGCCTGTGTTTTACTCGCCGACAAAAATATCTGGTTTTGCCCGGTTTTCAGGGCGCGCAGCAAAGACTCACGCGCAAAGTAGAACGTCGCGCCAATCTGACGCGATTTTAGGATGTGACGGATACGGTGCTCAAGCCCGGCCCTGTGCCAGTTGAGCTGATACTCAAACGACTGGTCGAGGAAAATCTCCTCCAGCTTTTCGATAGCCTCCTCGCTGAAATAGTTACGTTTCGGCTTTTTGCGATCCCCTTTGTTACGGCTCGCAATGTTGGGATTTAAATCCACTTCATTTCCGGTTTGGCCGTAGCGGTTGATGCGCGCGAACCGTTCCATCTGGCGCGACAGAAAATCAGCGACCTTAAAGTCATGCGGCGTCAGGTCTGGCTTTGCGTAGAGCTGAATGAGCCTCGCCTCAAGCGTCGTTTCCACGCGGTTGAGCGGCGCGGTTTCTTCCCACCCGTCGCGCTGCTTCCAGCTCTGCACTGTCGGGCGCTTTACCTGCAGCGTGTCGGCGATTTGTGGCACAGAAAAGCCCTGCCAGAACAGCAGGCGCGCCTGTCGTCGCGGGTCGTGCAGAAGGGAGAGGTCGGTCGAGATGGTCATGGTTGCCTCGTGTCGGTGAATACGGGGCAAGGCTAAGGAAATGGGCGGCGATTATCGCTAAGCCCCTGTTGTGTCAGGGGTTGCACTTCCGCAAGCGGTGGCTGATGCGGGGCGGAGTTGGGAAACTACACCTGAACCGAAAACCCAACATCAGGACACCTGAACAATGGCAAAGAAAGTTTCTAAATGGTTTCGCATTGGCGTCGAGGGTGACACCTGCGATGGCCGTGTCATCAGCGGGGATGATATTCAGGATATGGCCGACACGTTTGACCCGCGTGTCTATGGCTGTCGCATCAACCTCGAACATCTGCGCGGCATTCTGCCCGACAGCGTGCTCAAACGTTATGGCGACGTGACCGAAGTCAAAGCCGAAATCATCAGCGATGACTCTGCGCTGAACGGCAAAAAAGCGCTGTTTGGCAAAATCGCGCCGCTCGATGAACTGGTGAGCATGGTGCGTGCCGGTCAGAAGGTTTACACCTCGATGGAGATCCGCCCGAACTTTGCCAACAGCGGTAAATGTTACCTCGTCGGTCTGGCTGTCACCGATGACCCGGCAAGCCTCGGCACCGAATACCTCGAATTTTGTAGTCGTGCGAGCCAGAACCCGCTGGCCGGTAAAAAAGCCCATCCCGATGATCTCTTTTCCGTTGCCTCGCTGGCGGAGCTGGAATTTGAGGACCTTCCCGACACCGTGCTCAACAGCCTGACCGACAAGGTTAAAGCCATTTTCAGCCGCAAGCAGGTGAGCGACGACGCGCGTTTTGCTGATGTGCATGAAGCGGTGACTGTGGTTTCTGAGCAGGTGCAGACCAGCCTGAGCACGACCGAGACCCGAGTGAAGGACATGGAAACCGCATTCGCGCAGCTGCAACAGGATGTGACCCGCCAGACCGAAGAAAACGCGCAGGCGTTTACCTCGCTGAAAAACTCCCTCGATAACACCGAAAGCCAGCGCCAGCCGCGCCGTGAACTCTCGAAAGGCGGAACCGGCGACGAGCTGCTGACCAACTGCTGATAACGCGCCGGGCGCGCTGCCCGGCCAGAACCCTATTTCGAAAAACAGGAATAACAATGCGTAAAGAAACCCGCTTTAAATTTAATGCCTACCTGTCCCGCGTGGCGGAGCTGAACGGCGTCGAAACCGACGACGTGGCGAAGAAATTCACCGTCGAGCCATCCGTGACGCAGACGCTGATGAACACCCTGCAGCTGTCATCCGCGTTTTTGACCCAGATTAACATCGTGCCGGTCGATGAGCTGAAAGGCGAAAAGGTCGGTGTGGGCGTTAACGGCACCATTGCGAGCACCGCTGACACCGCCGGTGATGACGAGCGTAAGACCGCCGATTTTACGGCGCTCGAATCCAACAAGTACGAATGCGCGCAAATCAACTTTGATTTCCATATTCGCTACAAACAGCTCGACCTGTGGGCGCGATTCCAGGACTTTCAGACCCGTATCCGTGACGCGATCATCAAGCGCCAGTCGCTCGACTTCATCATGGTCGGTTTCAACGGTATCGAGCGCGCGGAAACCTCCAACCGCAAAAACAATCCGATGCTGCAGGATGTCGCTGTGGGCTGGCTGCAGAAGTACCGCAATGAAGCACCGGCGCGCGTGATGTCGAAAATCACCGACGCAGACGGCAAGGTCATTTCTGATGTGATCCGCGTGGGGGAGAACGGTGACTATCAAAACCTCGACGCGCTGGTGATGGATGCCACGACCAACCTGATTGACGAGATTTATCAGGATGACCCGGAGCTCGTCGTCATTACCGGTCGCAAGCTGCTCGCTGACAAATATTTCCCGATCGTCAACAAGACGCAGGAAAACAGCGAGGCACTGGCCGCTGACATCATCATCAGCCAGAAACGCATCGGCAACCTGCCTGCCGTGCGCGTGCCTTACTTCCCGGCAAATGCGCTGATGGTGACACGCCTCGATAACCTGTCGATTTACTTCATGGACGACGCACACCGCCGCGCCATCATCGAGGAGCCGAAGAAAGACCGCATCGAAAACTACGAATCAATGAATGTTGATTACGTGGTCGAAGCGTATGCCGCCGGTTGCCTGATTGAAAATATTACCCTCGGCAAATTCGCTGCACCTGCAGATGAGAACGGCGGAGAGTAAACCATGACGAGCCCCGCAGCGCTTCACATGATGCGGATCTCGGCCTCTGAAACCGCGCGGCGGGCTGCTGCTCCGCTGCGCAATGCAACTGCCTATGAGCAGATGCTCGTTAAGCTGGCCGCAGACTCTCGCACGTTAAAACAAATCCGATCCAAAGAGCGCAAGGCAGATAAAAAGCGTGAGCTGCTGCCGTTCTATCTGCCGTGGGTGGCGGGTGTCCTTGCGAATGGCAAGGGCGCACAGGATGACATTGTAATGACCGTCATGCTCTGGCGCCTCGATGCGGATGATATCGCCGGTGCGCTGGAAATTGCCCGGTACGCGATGACGTGGGGACTTACGATGCCGGTCGGCGGTCATCGCCGCACCACGCCGTATCTGCTGGCCGAAGAGGTGGCGCTTGCCGCGCAACGCCTGCGCGATGCTAATCAGCTGGTCGAACTGGCGAACCTGCTCGATACTCTCGCGCTGACTGAGCGTGCAGATATGCCCGATATCGTGCGCGCGAAGCTGCACAAAATCACCGGCTATGTGCTGCGCGACGCAGGCCAGTTGCCCGACGCACTGACACACCTGCAGCGCGCCATTCAGCTGGAGCGAACCATCGGCGTGAAAAAGGATATCGAACAGATTGAGCGCCAGCTCAAGCCTAAACCCGAACCCACACCGAAAACGAATAAACCCCGCACGCGCAAACCTGCCGCTAAACCGGCGGCCCGGCGCGGGCGTCCACCAAAGGCGGCAAAAGCCGCAGGTTAACCGAACGCTCCCCGAGCCGGGCGGCACGCCGGTCAACGCGGGTATCACTTGCCCTGACTGCGACCGGCGTCCACCGCCCACCTATTTTTTGAGGTTGTCATGACGACACTGATTATTGAGCCCAAAACAACGCCGCAGGACGTGCCGGGCGTGGTGATACCGCCACCGTGCGAGAGTGAGCCGGTGATTAAAAATACGGGCTTTTTTCCTGATGTCGATCCGCAGCGCGTGCGCGAAGAAATGCGACTGGAGCAGACCGTGTCCCCTGTGCGACTGCGCCGGGCGATTAAGACCGCCATCGCGGAGACTAACGCGGAGCTGCGCGACTGGCGCGACCGCCAGCTCGACGCCGGTCACACCACTCTGGCGGATGTCCCGACCGACGAACTCGACGGTGAGAGCGTGCGCTGCTTCCACTACTTTAACGCCGTGTGCTCGATGACGACCGCCACGCTGTATGAGCGTTATCGCGGCGTGGATGCGACCAGCAAGGGTGACAAAAAGGCCGACAGCATCGACAGCACCATCGATGAAATGTGGCGGGATATGCGCTGGTCAGTGGCGCGTATTCAGGACAAGGCGCGCTGTATCGTGGGTCAAATCTGATGAAGGTCTATGCGATGCAGGGCGACACCCTCGACGCGATGTGTGCGCGCTATTACGGGCGCACCGAGGGCGTTGTCGAGACGGTGCTGCAGGCTAACCCCGGTTTGTCTGAGCTGGGCGTCATTCTGCCGCACGGCACGGCGTTAGAGCTGCCTGAGACCGACAGCGCGCCGAAAACCGAAACGGTGAATCTATGGGACTGAGCATGGAAAAAATCACGACGTTTATCGCCTATTGGCTGGCCGTGGGGCTGGCGTATTTCGGGGCGATGTCGCCGGAGAAAATGGCGCTCTATGTGGGTGGTGGTTGCGCCATCTTTACCGCGCTGACCAATTTCTGGTTTAAGCGCAAAACCTATCGCTACCTGACCTCGCTCGGAATTGATAAGGGGGCGATACGTGAGCTCAATCATTAAACGCTGCAGTGTGGCCGCGGTGCTGGCGCTGGCCGCACTGATGCCTGACTTTCGTCTGCTTAACACCTCGCCCGAGGGGCTGGCGCTGATTGCCGACCTCGAAGGATGTCGCCTGACGCCTTACCAGTGCAGCGCGGGAGTGTGGACGTCAGGCATCGGCCACACTGCCGGTGTCATCCCAAAAGGGGAAATTACCGAGCGACAGGCGGCGGCGAACCTTGTCGCGGATGTGCTGAACGTCGAGGAGCGTCTCGCCGTTTGCGTGCCGGTTGAAATGCCGCAGCAAGTATATGACGCGCTGGTGAGTTTCTCATTCAACGTGGGTACCGGCGCGGCGTGTCGCTCGACACTGGTCTCGTTTATCAAGCGTCATCAATGGTGGCAGGCGTGCGACCAGCTCACCCGCTGGGTGTTCGTGAATGGCGTCAGAAACAAAGGGCTTGAGAACCGCCGTGCGCGGGAAAGGGTTTACTGCGTTAAGGGGATGCAATGAAAGCGCTAATTATTCTGCTGGCCGGGTTGCTCGCCGTGGTGCTGTGGCTGCGCCACGATAACGCGAATTTATCCCGCTCCTTTGAGCGAGCGAACCGGGTCGCCAGTGAGCAAAAGACGACGATCGGGATGCTGAAAAATCAGATTTCTGTGTCGCAACGCATTGCCAGGACGAATGAAGCCGGTCAGGTCAGGCTCGCGGATGAACTGACCGCTGCCGGTGAACTGGCGGCAAGACGTGAAGAAACGATAACGAGGCTGATGAATGAAAATGAAGAGCTGCGCCGCTGGTATCGCGCTGACTTGCCTGATGCTGTGCGCCGGTTGCACACCCGCACCGCCTGCGCCTCCGCCGGTCATTGTTTACAACGCCTGCCCGAAGGTGAGCCTCTGCCCGATGCCGGGAAGCGAACCCGTCACTAACGGCGACCTGAGCGCCGATATTCGCAGACTTGAGGGCGCGCTGACTGCCTGCGCGCTCAAGGTCGAAACCATCAAAGACTGTCAGGACAAACTCGATGAAGAAAGCACACAGCCTGCGCAAGGCGTTAACTGACGCCGTACCGCAGCTAAAAACGAATCCCGAAATGATGCGCATCTTTGCCGACGAGGGGAATATTGACGCGCGGCTTGCGGCCTCGCTGTCCCACGAAAAGAATTACACGCTGAATGTGATCGTCTGTGATTTTGTTGGCGACCCCGATTTGATTTTCGTGCCGGTGGCCGTGTGGCTGCGAGAGAATCAGCCGGATATCTGCACCACGGATGGGGGGCGCAAAAAGGGTTATCGATTCCAGATGGATTTGAACGACGGTGAAAGTGTTGATATCAGTATCAGCCTGCAGCTCACCGAGCGTACCCTCGTCAGGGATGAGAACGGCGCGCTGCATGTTAGCTATGCGCCTGAGCCGCCATTGCCCGAGCCGGTCACACGTCCGACAGAGCTCTATATCAATGGCGAGCTGGTGAGCAAATGGGATGAATGAGTTAAAGCCCTTTGACGATAAGCTGGCCGGGCTGATTGCGGCCATATCACCGGCGGGGCGGCGTAAGCTTGCCGCAGAGATTGCGAAAGAGCTGCGCAAATCGCAACAGCAACGGATTAAACTGCAAAAAGCGCCTGATGGCACACCGTATCAGGCAAGGAAGCGCCAGCCGCTCAGGGCAAAGTCGGGGCGAATCAAGCGCGCGATGTTTCAGAAGCTGCGCACTGCTCGTTATATGAAAGCCAGTGGCCGCAGTGATGCGGCTGTGGTGGAGTTTACCGGCAAGGTGCAACGCATAGCGCGTGTTCATCAGTTCGGGTTGAAGGATAAGCCTAACCGAGAGACTAAACTCGTAAAGTATGAAGCCCGACCGCTTGTTGGATTCAATGGAGATGATAAAATGCTGATTGAGCAGTTGATTCTTAACTCTCTGAACTAAAACGATTGTTGCGTGATTTACTTTAAAGAATAATCAAAAAAAAGAAGTTTATGTTGGTATTTAACAGTTTCAATATGTGATGACTTTTCCAGAGCTGAGTTTATCCAAGGACATCATTATATTGCATTATCTTTATAGTTGGACTGTCCTTGATAAGGATTGCTTTAAAATTAAGGGGGTGTAAAACATTTGGCTCTGGCTGCTTTTATACACCTTTCATTAGTCAATATTAAAAGTTAAGTGATTTTAAGAATTGATAAAGGTTAATTTAAGTGTTTTTATTGCCATTTAATATAATGGCTATGGTTTAGGTGGTATTTTCATGATGGAATGTGATTGAAATGGCTATGAATATGAATTTTCTAAGTGGGTGCAATATTAACTTTAGAACAAAGTCATTCTATTTGGACTTTTTCTTCTTATTTGTTTGTGTTTGGACATTACTCTCTGTTGGTTCTGATATACAATACTATTTATTTAAATTTATTGGTAGTGATAGTTCAACGCTTTATGGTAGTGCCTTTGAGGATGCTGTAGCAAAAATCCCCACGTTAAATGGTTATTTGTCGGGGGCTTATTCCATAACCAGTAACTATAATTTTTTGGCTGCATTCTTTATAGTCTTCTGCGCACTGTTTTTTCAAGTTGCCATTCATATTTTCATTGTCTGCATAGTTAGTTCTGTGATCGCGTTGACAACTACAGACTTGGTTTTTTATTTCTTCACAAATTCATTAACATTAAAAACTGCCGTTGAATGCATTATGGCAAATATTATTGGTTCTCCTTTCATTGCTGCTTTTGTTATTATGCTTTTTTATATTAAGAAAAAGCTATTTGAATTAAGTGGAATGAATAATGTTTTGTGTTTTATGGCAACTTATGTGTGTTACTCCCTGGTTAGCTTTATGGTTCTTATTGTTGGGTATTACACGGTTTGCTATTTTTATAGGCCTACCAGTATAAATTTTTCAGTTTCAACTTCACAGCAATTTTCAGGCGATTATTTCATAATTAATAAAAAGTCCGATATCAACAAAAAAGTAGTTAGGGAAAAGCGTACTTTGTTCTCTTTGATGGGAAATCCTGTCGAGATAAAAAAGGGATTTGAAATTTCTGGAGGAGTAAATTCAATAAGATCTCATTTTAATGATGATAAATCCTACAAGATAAGCTTGTACCCTCTTCTTAACTGCTTGGATGAACATGCAATAAATGTCCGCTCATATAAACCCCTGATTTTTAAAAATGTAAAAAAGTTTCACCTTAAACTATCTGAATCATTGAGTATGATTCGCTTAAATGACAATTCCGGATATGTAAAAAGTAGCAATGGAATTGTCAATACGTTTGATGTAAAAAACAATAAAAATAATATGTATGAGATTACTAAAGTCAATAAAGGAACAATTACTTATTATCCTTCAGATGCAGATGGCGGTTTTTTTATAGGTAATCCAGTTATTGAATTCAGTGAAGGACAGGTTAAAAGAAATATAAACTATGAATTTAATATTAATGGGGAGGAAAAAGTTATCACTTTGAAATCTGAAAGGTTGCGTTCCAGCAACCAGGATAAGCCTCTTGTTTGTAAGGTTTCCCCGTTTGATTTCCACGAAAAAAACATTACTATAGAGGCAGGTGAGTCTGTTTATGTCGGCTTATTGATGAAAATAGAACCCGAAAGCAAAGATGAATACTTCTCTATTGTAAATCACTCCAGTAATGGAATTGATATAAGTGGTGGGGTTCTTCACTTTCAGGCTTCAGATGTTCCCCAAGTCAAATTCCTAAGTGACTATGTTGAAGATGGTTACATTGATGGTTTTATTCTACATTCTTTCGATAAACTATCTTTTGATGGGAAAAGCGTAGATTCAAGCAAAATGGATAATTTAATGGTTACGGGTGATGACATTTACGCGTCAATATCATCTGGAAATAACCTAGTGATTAATGGCAGGGCCAGCCTTTTTTATAAAAATAATCTCCGTCAAAATAAAACCCTATGGGAATCTTCAAGTGATAATACGATTATATTGGGTGGTGTTGGGGCTATACTTACCGCCTTTTTATTATGGTGTTTGAAGAAAATATCCTCAGCCCTCACCAGTAACGACAACATCAATTTATTTTGATTTTCATTCATACGGAGGGGGAAGTTGCTCTGTCTACATAATTGATATTTCTTTCGTGACTTGTTGTCTCATAGATCATCCAACCCTCATCATTTGCCGCTGGGCTTGCCCGGCGGCATCCTTTCCCTATGAATAATTTAAATTCTCTGCAGGACATCGCCCGTGCGATCCGCAACCTTATCCGCACTGGCATCGTGACCGACGTCGACCATGTTGAGGGTCTTTGTCGTGTCCAGACCGGCGGGATGCAAACCACCTGGCTTAACTGGCTGACCTCCCGCGCCGGTCGTTCGCGGGTGTGGTGGGCTCCATCCGTTGGTGAGCAGGTGCTGATTCTTGCCATCGGTGGCGAACTCGACACCGCGTTTGTGCTGCCCTCCATTTTCTCGGATGACCACCCCGCGCCGTCTGCCTCGCCGGATGCGCTTCACATTACCTTTCCTGACGGGGCGGTCATCGAATACGAGCCCGAAAGCGGGGCGCTCACCGTGTCCGGGATTAAAACCGCTGACGTCACCGCGTCGGAATCTATTACCGCCACCGGCCACTTGTGCTGGTGAAAGCCGAAACCCGCATCACGCTCGATACCCCCGAGGTGGTGTGCACTAACAAGCTCATCACCGGCTCACTCGAAGTGCAGAAGGGCGGGACGATGAAAGGGAATATCGAGCACAGCGGCGGGAAACTGACCTCTAACGGCGTGCAGGTGGATGACCACGACCACGGCGGGGTGAAGCGCGGTGATGACAGAACGGTGGGCACAAAATGACGGTGCGTTATCTGGGAATGAACAGCCAGACCGGGCTTGCGATTTCTGAGGCCGACCATATCAGGCAAAGCGTGCGCGACATTCTGGTCACGCCGGTTGGCTCGCGGGTGATGCGCCGTGAATACGGCTCGCTGCTGTCGGCGCTGATTGACCAGCCGCAGACCCCGGCGCTGCGCCTGCAGATTATGGCCGCGTGCTACTCGGCGATCCAGAAATGGGAGCCGCGCGTCAGTCTGTCGACCATCACCTTTGAACGCGGCGAGGCTGACGGCGCGCTGTATGTCGATATCACCGGGACGCGCTCGATGTCTGCGCAGCCCTTTTCACTCACTATTCCACTGAGTTAAACGCTATGGCGACCATTGTTGACCTGAGCCAGCTCGCCGCGCCCGATGTCGTGGAAACGCTGGATTATGAAACCATCCTGAGCGAACGCAAGGCGACGTTCGTCTCGCTTTACCCTGCAGACCAGCAGGAGGCGGTCGCGCGCACGCTGGCGCTTGAATCTGAGCCGATTGTGAAGCTGCTGCAGGAGAACGCTTATCGTGAAGTCATCTGGCGTCAGCGCGTCAACGAGGCCGCGCGTGCGGTCATGCTGGCCTATGCCGCCGGTGCTGACCTCGACCAGATAGGGGCGAATTCCAGCGTTGAGCGCCTCGTTATCACACCTGCAGACGAGACCACGCTGCCGCCGACACCTGCGGTGATGGAATCGGACACCGACTATCGCCTGCGTATCCAGCAAGCCCCCGAGGGACTGAGTACCGCAGGCTCTACCGGGGCATATCAGTTTCATGGCCGCAGCGCCGACGGGCGGGTCGCAGATATTTCCGTTATCAGCCCGGAACCGGCCTGCGTCACTGTGTCGGTATTGTCCCGTGAGAATAACGGCGCAGCGTGCGACGAGCTGCTCGCCGTGGTGCGCGCGGCTCTCAATGATGAGGACGTGCGGCCGGTCACTGACCGTGTGACCGTCCAGTCAGCGACCATTGTCGACTACACCATCGATGCGGCGCTTTACCTTTACCCCGGCCCCGAGAGCGAGCCGGTACTCAGTGCCGCAAAAGCGAAGCTGCAGACCTATATCAGCACGCAGCACCGGCTCGGGCGGGATATCCGCAAGTCAGCCATATATGCCGCGCTCCACGTCGAGGGGGTGCAGCGTGTCGAGCTGGCCGCGCCGGTTGCCGACATCGTGCTCGATGATACGCAGGCCTCTTTCTGCACCGCGTACAGCGTGACGGTCGGGGGAAACGATGAGTAATAATCGACTGCTGCCGGTTGGCTCCTCGCCGCTTGAGGTGGCGGCGGCGCGTGCCTGCGCAGATATCGAAAATACCCCCGTTCCGCTGCGCCGTCTGTGGAACGCCGACACCTGCCCGGCAAACCTGCTGCCATGGCTTGCGTGGGCGTTTTCGGTCGACCGCTGGGATGAGAGCTGGCCGGAAGAAACCAAACGCGATGTGATCCGCGCGGCGTGGTTTATCCATGCGCACAAAGGGACGATAGGCGCGGTGCGCCGGGTGGTCGAGCCGCTCGGGTATCTGATTAACGTCACAGAATGGTGGGAAACCAACGACCCGCCCGGCACATTCCGCCTCGATATCGGTGTGCTGGAAACCGGCATCACTGAGGAAATGTATTACGAAATGGAGCGGCTGATTGCCGACGCCAAACCCGCGAGCCGCCATCTTATCGGCCTGAATATTATTCAGGATATTCCGGGGCATCTGTATTACGGCGCCCTGACCTATGACGGCGATATCACCACGGTTTACCCCGGATAAGTGAGAGCACAATGACAGTAAAATATAAAACCGTTATCACCAAAGCCGGTGCGGAAAAGCTGGCGGCGGCGACCATGCCGAACGGCAAGAAAGTGAATTTTACGGCGATGGCCGTCGGGGATGGCGCCGGCAAACTGCCCGAACCGAACGCCAGCCAGACAAAGCTGGTCAATGAGGTCTGGCGTCATGCGCTGAATAAAATCAGCCAGGACAAAAAAACAAAAACTATGTCGTCGCCGAGCTGGTTATTCCGCCCGAGACCGGCGGTTTCTGGCTGCGTGAAATGGGACTTTACGACGACACCGGCACGCTGATTGTGGTCGGTAACATGGCGGAGAGCTACAAGCCCGAGCTGGCGGAAGGGTCAGGACGCGCGCAGACGCTGCGCATGGTTATCATGGTGAGCGACATCGATACGGTTGAGCTGTCCATCGATACCACGCTGGTGATGGCAACGCAGGATTACGTCGACGACAGGCTCGCAGAGCATGAGCAATCACGTCGCCATCCTGACGCCACGCTGAAAGAAAAAGGTTTCACGCAGTTAAGCAATGCGACCGACAGCACGTCTGAGACGCTCGCCGCGACGCCGAAAGCGGTTAAGGCGGCATATGACCTCGCTGACGGGAAATATACGGCTCAGGACGACACCACAAAGCAGAAGGGCATTGTGCAGTTAAGCAGTGCGACCGACAGCACGTCTGAGACGCTCGCCGCGACGCCGAACGCGGTTAAGGCGGCGTATGACCTTGCTAAGGGTAAATATACGGCTCAGGACGCGACCACAGCACAGAAGGGGATTGTTCAGCTCAGTAGCGCGACCGACAGCGCGTCTGAGACTCTCGCCGCGACGCCAAAAGCGGTGAAAGCCGTGAATGATGACCTGACCGGCTTTAAAAAGAGTCTGGGAACGGCGGCAAAAGCAGATGTCACCACTTCAACAAGCGACCCAACCCCCGGACGAATCACCAAAGTTGGTGACGGGGGATTATTAGGTCAGGCTCTTTCAGTGACAGATGCCAATCTTGCTGATAAGAACGGTCTGGTATCAATGATGTTCAACCAGGGCGGCGGGTCAAACAGCATTCATTTTGGCGGTTATGGGTGCGGTGTCCATATCAATTACGGCAGTAGTGGCGATGGCTCTCAGGCTCTGAGTGCCAATTTGTTTGTCGACTCTTACGGTAATTTATCTGTTGAATGGCTTGCGATCAAAAAGTCTGATGGGACAATTGCTTCCCAGCGCACACAAAAGCTTTGGGGGCCACTAAACAAACCCACTCCTAATGATATAGGGGCGCTACCGGCATCGCCAAATGCCCTTGCAGTAGACTTAAATACCCTGGGTGACAGGGTTAATCATGGTGTTTACTATCAGCCATCCAATGCAGGCGCAACGGCTGCTTATCACTATCCTGTAACGATTGCAGGCACACTGTTTGTGACACAATCAGCTTATGGCTGCCAGCAAATGTATATCACCTTCAATGGGCGTTTATTTCTCAGGGCGGTACAAGGGGCATGGACTGGCTCAGGTCCGTGGTCTCCATGGGTTGAGATGTACGGACCAAACAACAGACCAACCCCGGATAATGTCAATTGTATAGCGCGTGACGGCTCTCATATTGGCGGGTTTGTTTCGGGTGACGCTTCGCGTCCTTACCTGCGCCATACGGCCAGTGATGCAGTAGTCGTGCTGGCTAAAGCGGGAGACTCTTACAACAAAGCCGAAAGCGACGGGCGCTATCCGCTAAAAACCGCAACGGTGATTGACGTTCGTCAGGGGAGCCCGGGAACGATTGTATTGAAACGCAATGGATGGAAGTGCGTGGGGCTGCAAAACCATTTCCGAAGCCATCGACTACCGCAAGAATTTCAGCCAGCGCGAGCTGATGGTCATCTTCCCTGATTTTCTGGCGTGGGACACCACGGCGAATGAAACCTCAACCGCCTGGGCGACGGCGCGCGCGCTGGGTCTGCGTGCCAGAATCGACCAGACGACCGGCTGGCACAAAACCCTGTCAAACGTCGGCGTGAATGGCGTCACTGGCGTCAGCGCTTCGGTGTCGTGGGATTTGCAGGAGCCAGCGACCGACGCCAGCCTGCTTAATCAGGCTGGTGTGACGACGCTTATTCGCAACGACGGCTTTAAGTTCTGGGGCAACCGCACCTGTTCGGATGACCCGCTTTTCCTGTTTGAGAACTACACCCGTACCGCGCAGGTGCTGGCCGACACCATGGCGGAGGCGCACGCGTGGGCGATGGATAAACCCATTACCCCGACGCTTATCCGCGACATCGTCGCCGGTATCAATGCCAAATTCCGCGAGCTGAAAAACAACGGCTATATCGTCGATGGCTCCTGCTGGTACGACCCGGAGTCGAACGACACCGCGACCCTCAAAGTGGGGAAACTGTATATCGATTACGACTACACCCCCGTCCCGCCGCTGGAAAACCTGACCCTGCGCCAGCGCATCACCGATACCTATCTGGCGAACCTGTCGGACTCGGTTAACAGCTAAGGAGCTGAAAGCATGGCATTACCGCGCAAACTTAAATATCTGAACATGTTCAACGACGGCCTCAGTTACATGGGCGTCGTGGAATCCGTCACCCTGCCAAAGCTGACCCGCAAATTTGAGAAGTATCGCGGCGGCGGGATGCCGGGCTCGGTATCGATTGACCTCGGTCTCGATGACGACGCGCTGTCGCTGGAGTGGACGCTCGGCGGTCTGCCCGACGTCGACCTGTGGGCACAGTACGCCTCGCCGGGTGCTGACAGCGTGCCGCTGCGTTTTACCGGCTCGTATCAGCGCGACGACACCGGTGCGATTTCTGCCGTTGAGGTGGTGATGCGTGGCCGTCACAAAGAGTACGACGGCGGCGAAAACAAGCAGGGCGAAAGCGGGACGACCAAAATGTCGACCGAATGCAGCTATTACCAGCTCACGATTGACGGGAAAGAAGTCATCGAGATTGACGTGATTAACATGGTGCTGAAAGTGGACGGCGTCGACCGTCTGGCGGAGCACCGCAAGGCGATTGGCCTGTAACCCCTGACCCGGTCAGCAAGGCTGGCCGGTCACTTAACTTTGAAGAGATAAACATCATGGAAAACATCAACGAAACCGCCACCACCGAAACTGAAAACCCGAACGTTGTGATCCTCGATACGCCACTGATGCGCGGCGAGCAGAAAATCGGGCAAATCACCCTGACCAAACCGAACGCGGGAACCCTGCGCGGTGTGTCGCTGGCGGCGCTGGCGCAGTCTGACGTCGATGCGCCGATTAAGGTGCTGCCGCGCATGACCTTTCCGTCACTCACCGAGCATGAGGTCTCGCGTCTGGCTGTGTCCGACCTGATTTCGCTCGCCGGTAAGGTGGTCGGTTTTTTGTCGCCTGTTTCGGAACGCTAGAATTTCCCGAAAAACTGTCGGTCGATGACCTGATGGCGGATATCGCGGTGGTTTTTCACTGGCCGCCATCAGAGCTGAATGCCCTGAGCGTGACCGACATCCTGACATGGCGCGAGAAAGCGCTGCAACGTAGCGGAAACCACCATGAGCAATAACGTCAGACTTGAGGTATTGCTGAACGCGGTCGACCGCGCAAGCCGACCGCTTAAGGCTATCCAGAACGCCAGCAAATCCCTGTCGGGCGATATCCGTAATTCACAGAGAAACCTGCGCGAGCTTAACGCGCAGGCGTCCCGCATTGACGGATTCAGGAAAGCCAGCGCGCAGCTCGGCGTGACCGGCCAGTCACTCAATAAGGCGAAACAGGAAGCGGCTGCGCTGGCCGTCCAGTTTAAAAATACCCAGACCCCGACACGTGCGCAGGCGCGCGCGCTGGAAGCGGCAAAGAAATCCGCTGCTGACCTGCAGCTCAAATATAACGGGCTCAGGCACTCGGTGCAGCGCCAGCGCACGGAGCTCGCACAGGCCGGGATAAATACCCGCAAGCTGTCGACCGATGAGCGGGGGCTTAAGTCGCGCATCAGCGAGACAACCGCACAGCTTAACCGTCAGCGCGACGCACTGGCGCGGGTCAGTCAGCAACAGGCCAGACTGAGTGCGGTAAAAAAACGCTATGAATCCGGGCAACAGCTCGCCGCCGGTGCGCGCAATGCCGGGATGGTCGGCGTGGGGGTGGCGGCCGCCGGGCTTTATGGCGCATCACGGTTTATCGCGCCGGGTATCGGTTTTGATAAACAGATGTCAGGCACGCAGGCGATCCTCGGTCTCGATAAGGGCGAGGACAAACTCGCGGCCATCCGCAAACAGGCGCGTGATATCGGTGCAACCACGGCCTTTTCACCGGGTGATGTGGCGCGTACGCAGACCACGCTCGCACGCTCAGGCTATAACGCCGACGATGTTCTGGCCGCGACCGGCTCGACCGTCAACCTGAGCCTTGCGGCTGACGTGGATATCGCAGAAGCCGCGGACATCATCACCAACATGCAATCGGCGTTTAACCTGTCGACCACTGAGATTGAGCGCGTCGCGGATGTGATGACCAAAGGCTTTACGTCATCCAATACCGGCCTTGTCGAGCTGGGCGAGGCGATGAAATATGTCGCGCCAATTGCAGAAGCGGCTGGAGCGAGCATTGAAGACACGACATCGATGCTCGGTATTCTGGCGGATAACGGGATTAAAGGCTCGATGGCCGGGACCGGGGCAAGTGCTATTTTCAACCGCCTGCAGGCACCGATGGGTAAAGCGGTCGATGCTATCTCAGAGTTGGGCGTGAAAACCCGCGACGGCAAAGGGAACATGCTGCCGGTCGAGAAAATCCTCAAAGATATTCATAAATCCTTTGTGAAAAACAAGCTCGGCACGGCGGAGCAGGGCGAATACCTGAAAGTCATCTTTGGTGAAGAGGCAATGAAGGGCGCAATTAAGCTCGTCGCTGCTGCCGGTGATGGTTCGCTTGCCAGCAAACGCCAGCAAATCGGGGATTCGAAGGGAACCACGGAGCGGATAGCCAAAATCCAGACCGACAACCTCGACGGGGATTTGAAAAACCTGCAGTCGGCTTATGAAGATTTGCAAATTCAGGTGTTCGATAAAGAGAACTCCGCGCTGCGTCGCCTGACGGTTTCCGCGACCGAGATGCTCGGCAAGGTGTCTGCATGGGCGAAAGCGAATCCTGAGCTCACGCAAACCATTTTCAGTGTGACTGCCGGTGCGCTGGCGCTGGTCGGCGTACTGGGCGGGATTGGCCTTATTGCGTGGCCGGTCATCGCCGGGATAAACGGCATCATCGCCGCTGCTGGTCTGCTGAGTGTGATTTTTACCACTGCCGGGACGGCCATTGTCACGGCCATTACTGCAATCAGTTTGCCGGTGGTGGCTGTGGTGGCGGCTGTCGTGGGTGCTGCATTGCTTATCTATAAATTCTGGGAGCCAATCAGCGCCTTTTTCTCGGAGGTGGTGGCAGGGATTAAAACGGCCTTTGCCTCGCTTTCGCCGGTGTTTGACGCTATCGCGGAAAAGCTCGGTGCTGTCTGGAAGTGGTTTACAGACCTGTTTGCGCCGGTTAAATCCCTGCAGGATATTTTCGAGCGCTGCAAAAATGTCGGGGTGGCCTTTGGTAAGGGGCTGGCCGATGCGCTGATGGCTCCTCTGAATATCTTTAACAGCCTGAGCGGCAAGGTCGGCTGGCTGCTGGAAAAGCTGGGCGTTATCAAAAAGGAATCCAGCAACCTTGACCAGACGGCGGCGAAAGCAGACAAGGCTGCGCCGGGTGGCGGGTACATCCCGCAGACCGCACGGTATGGTGGTTATCAGGCTTACCGGCCAGTGACGGCCTCTGCCGGGCAGTTCTATATCGACCAGAGCAAAAGTGAGTACAACATCACCCTGCAGGGTGGGGGCGCGCCGGGCAGTGACCTCGACCGCCAGCTGCGCGAGGCCGTCGAAAAACTCGACCGTGAGAAACGGGCGCGCCAGCGCTCCAGCATGAGACACGATTAAGGAGGGAAACACATGCTAATGGTGCTGGGCTTTTTTGTGTTTGAACGGCATACCCTGCCGTATCAGTCTATGCAATATTCGAAGGATTACCGCTGGGCGTCTAATGACCGCATCGGCAAGCCACCGGCGTATCAGTTTCTCGGGGAGGGGGAAACCTCCCGCACACTGTCGGGCACGCTTTACCCTGAAATCACCGGCGGTCGCCTGTCTTTGACGGCCATCGAATTGATGGCTAATGAGGGGCGCGCGTGGCCGCTGATTGACGGCACCGGCATGATCCACGGGATGTATGTCATCGAGAAAGTGACCCATACCCACACCGAGCTTTTCAGCGATGGCCAGGCGCGCAAAATCGAGTTTAGCCTGTCGCTGAAACGTATCGATGATTCGCTCGCAGCCATTTATGGCGACCTGCAAACGCAGGCTGACAGTCTGGTCACGTCTGCTGGTAACTGGCTGGGGGGGCTGGCGGGATGATAACGGGAATGAACGTGCAGGCCGGGGCGCGCATCGCCCCTGCGTATATGCTCATGCTCGATGGCGCGGATATCACGCAGAATTTCAGCGACCGGCTCATCGGGCTGACCATGACCGACAATCGCGGATTCGAGGCTGACCAGCTCGATATCGAGCTCGATGACACTGACGGCCAGATAGCAATGCCGCCGCGCGGAGCTACGTTGACGCTGTGGTTAGGGTGGCAGGATTCCGCGCTGATAAAAAAAGGGACGTTCACGGTCGATGAAATCGAGCACCGGGGCGCGCCCGATACGCTGACCATCCGGGGGCGTAGTGCGGATTTTCGCGGGACGCTGAACTCACGCCGCGAGCAGTCATGGCATGACACCACGCTCGGGGTAATTGTTGATACCATCGCGCAGCGTAACAAACTCACGGCCAGCGTCGCTGAGACCCTGAAAGCGATCGCCGTGCCGCATATCGACCAGTCACAGGAATCCGACGCGGCGTTTCTTTCCCGACTGGCTGACCGAAACGGTGCGTCGGTTTCTGTCAAAACGGGAAAACTGTTATTCCTGAAAGCGGGGAGCGGTAAGACGGCCAGCGGAAAGCCCATTCCGCAGATGACGCTTGAGCGCGGGGGCGGCGATCGTCATCAGTTCGCCATTGTTGACCGGGAAGCCTACACCGGCGTGACGGCAAAATGGCTGCACACCAAAGACCCGAAGCCGCAAAAGCAAAAGGTGAAGCTCAGGCGTAAACCGAAAGAGCAACACCTCCGCGCATTGCAGCACCCGAAAGCGGCCAAAGCCACAACAAATGCCAAAGCTAAAAAAGAGCAGGAAGCGCGCGAGGGTGAGTATATGGCCGGCGAGGCAGATAACGTGCTGGAGCTGACGACCATTTACGCCACAAAGGCGCAGGCCATGCGCGCCGCGCAGGCGAAGTGGGACAAGCTGCAGCGCGGCGTTGCGGAGTTTTCAATCTCGCTGGCGATTGGCCGGGCAGATTTATTTCCAGAAACGCCAATCGCGGTGAAAGGCTTTTAGCGCGTCATAGACGATCAGGCGTGGATAATCAGCCGGGTGGTGCATAACCTCAACGGGAGCGGCTACACGACGGGCTTAGAGCTTGAGGTTAAGGTTTCGGATGTGGAGTGCGAAAGCGAAGAATTAACGTAGTGAAATATATTTAACTATCTGTTATATAAGGATAAAGTGAGTAAAATTAACGCATCAGAAATTAAAAGAGGTGCCCGACATGTTTCACTGTCCAAAATGCCATTTCGCCGCTCACGCCCGCACAAGTCGCTATTTTACTGACACGACCAAAGAGCGGTATCACCAGTGCACGAACATCAACTGCAGCGCGACGTTTGTGACCACCGAAACTGTAGAGCGCTTTATCGTATCGCCGGGGGTAGTAGTACCAGCGGCACCGCATCCTACATCATCCGGCCAGCAGCAAATCCACTGGCAGTGACCAAAAGAAATCCCCGCAAATGCGGGGCTTTTTGTATCAAATAATCAGAAAGGGATCTTTCAAATGTATAGTTGAGTAAGATTAATCCCATGGTAAAATGGCTTTGTTTTAAATGCTAAATATGAATTTAAGGAAGAATATGTTGAATCCAGTTAGAGCTGAGGTAAATCAACGCTCGTTATCCTTTGTTGACGATTTTCATTACTTAACAGCAATGATCCAGCATCTTGGCGCTCATGAGCGCTGGAGTAGCCGCACTCCTCGTAATATAGCTGATAGTCTGGGTATGGATATTGAAAATGTTGAGCGTGTACTTATGTCCTACCCTGCATTTTTCCGGCGTTCAAGCAACCTAAGTACGCAGGGGGAGCCACTTTTTATGATTCATCTCCGTTATGCACGGCGTAAAAAAAATGCTGAGACTGATACACACGAATCGCCTCCGGTCAGTTCAGCTGAAATGGGGATACTTCTTGATTTAGTGACTAAGATGATTGGTGTTGAAGAGCAGAATAAAAGATTAGGAGTCGAAATAAAGAATAATAACATCAAAATATGGTCTGCACTGATATTGGCTTTTATTTCCGCTGGAACAGCTATTGCTACCGCGCTACTAAAATAAGGAAATCCTATGCAACTTATCTCTTTTCGCGTAAAAAATTTTAGATCAGTCTTTGATAGTGGCCTCATTACTATAGACAGATTAACTGCAATTCTTGGTAGGAATGAAAGTGGTAAAACTAATTTATTGTTAGCACTAAAAAGTTTGAATCCGGCAGAGGGTTTTGGAGAGCTAAATAAAGTAAAAGACTTCCCCCGAAATCGTCTGCTTGATGACTGCACTCCTAATACACCTGTCGTAGAGAGTAATTGGACTTTAACGGCTAATGAGTGTTCTCAGCTTTCGAAATTGTATCCTCGCGCAAAAAATGTAACTACAGTATCTATTAATCGTAGCTATAACGATAGGAATATCGAGTTTCACGAGTTAGATGATTTTGAAATTGACACACCAAGAATACAGAAAGATCTAAAGAAAATATTAACTCAATGTGAGGTTTTTTTTGAGGGGGCAGAGCGTAGTGCAGAACAAAATAATGCTGACTTTGCGATTATTAAGTCTCTTTGTGAGAGTATTGGTTCTCCTTCAGAAAGTTATCAGCAGTGGGCAGTCAATGTTAAAGAAAAACCACAAGAGCTTAGAAAGCTTCTTCTGAAAAATAATATCGAACTGAAGGATGAACTTGAGGATTCGTTGTTATTAATTGATAATAAAGTTTCTGAAGTACTCAATGATTCCGAAAAATGCAAGCTTGCAAAAGAGTGGATTTTTAAAACTATGCCCATATTTGTACTGGTAGACGAATATCCAGAGATAAATGGCCATCACAATATGGCTTCTTATTTGCAGAGACAAGCTAATAATCAAAAAACTCCTGCCGATATCAATTTTGAAAAATTATGTAAAGTTGCCGGAATCAAACCTGCAGAGTTAATTGAGCATAGGGCAAATTCTGAGATACGAAATCAACTGGTTAACCGTAGTGGCGCTGTTGTAACCAGTGAAATAAAGCGGTTATGGAAAGACCGTTCATTGAAAATCCGTTTCAATGTCGACGGTGATTTCTTTGATACTTACGTATCGGATTCTAGTCACTCCTACGACGTTGAAGTCAACCTCGATGAAAGGAGTCGTGGCTTCAAATGGTTTTTCTCGTTCTACATCAGTTTTGTCGCTGACACTAAGGGTGGTTCTGCGGAGAATGCCATTATTCTCTTAGACGAGCCGGGATTATATTTACATGCGAAATCTCAAACAGACCTCCTCAGTCACTTATCTAATGATTTCATCAATCAAATAATTTACACAACGCATTCACCATTTTTAGTGCCCCTCAAAAATATTTCGGCAGTGAAGACTGTTTCAATTGATGAGGAAAGAGGAACTATTGTCACAAATGATCCAAGTGGTGATTCAACAACTCTTTTTCCATTACAAGCGGCCCTGGGATATGATATAGCTCAATCGCTATTTATAGGCACATGTAATTTGATAGTAGAAGGAGTGACCGATTTTTGGTATCTCAGTTCAATTTCTGATTATTTGAACTCAATGGGACGGAAAGGGTTAAACAATAAAATTACAATCACTCCTGCTGGAGGTGCTCAGCGGGTTTCATACATGGTGTCACTTTTATCTTCTCAAAATCTCAATGTGGTAGTACTACTTGATGACGAGAAACAGAGCAGAGAAACTTCAAAAGAACTACACCAGCAGGGGATGCTAAACAAGAAAAATATAATATTTGTCTCTGATGCTCTTGAAGAGTCCAGAAATGAATGTGATATAGAGGATTTATTCAATAGAGTCAATTATATTAATTATGTTTGCAAAAGCTATGACATTGATGTTGAATCATTGTCATTAAATGACCATATTCCTCGTGTAGTGAAACAATTCGAAAATTATCTTTCTGGAATAAATAAGACATTTGTAAAAGCAAAACCAGCGAGAACATTTCTTAATAGTATGAAAGATGGAAAGGAATGCCCTCTGTTAGAAGAAGAACTTGGTAGGTTTGAAAAATTATTTGAACTTATTAATAAAAGAATGTCATCTAGTAAATAACAAGAGAGCTAAGTTGTACTTTCTGTTGATTCCTATTGTCAGGCCCGCTTAAATGCGGGTTTTTAACTGAAGGCTGTACCATTGTTCAGTTTAATAAAAGAGCAGGATCCTCTCATTTGGTTAGGTCAAAGCCCCGTATTTACAGGGCTTCTTCTATCGATGTGGTCAATCTGTGGACATGACCTGAAATAAATCCTTTTATTTCATTGTGTTGAAGTGTTTCAAAAGGCTCCTGCGGGAGCCTTCCCCCTCACCTCAAAACACTTTCTTGAACGGTCTTACCGTCACTTTCTCATAAACCCCTGCCGCGACGTATGGGTCTGCTTCGGCCCAGGACTGTGCAGCTTCCAGCGATTCAAACTCCGCAATGACCGTAGAACCGCTAAAGCCAGCCGCACCGGGATCGTTGCTATCCACTGCGGGCATCGGGCCGGCGGTCAGTA